TTTGTACTGCTTCTTCTTCGCTGTCTGCTGAGACATATGCCTCGCTTTCTTGCGTATACTTTAAGTAATATAGTTTCATTTCTCTCCCTCCAATTCTCTAACTAATCTGTGCAATTTATTTGCATAATCTGAAGTCCTAAAACTAACGAACTCATCAATCGTTTTGTCTTTGAACTCTTTAGCTTTTGCATTGTCGCTACTCCATTCATTACAAATGTTAATTGCTTTTAACAATTCTCTTAGCTCTGCTTTTATGTCTTCCATTATTTCTCCTCCTGTACTTCTGCTCCACAATCGTTACAAGTAAACTCATCTTGATAATCTGCTCTGCTAGAGTTAGTTATCTTTTTGCAACTTGAACAATGTGTCTGTTGTCTTTCTTCGTTTAACTCAACTACTTTCCATGTCATTATTCCTCCTCCTGTATTACTGTTATAGCATGCTCTAAACCATCTATATATCCTTCGTCCCAGTAAATATCTTTAGCTTCCATTAAAGATTTGTCTATCTCTAATTCTGCTTTTACCATTTCGATTACTTTTTTTAATCGTTTTATTTTATCGTTTGTCATTGTGTCCTACTTTCTTTGTGTCTCTGCTGTCTGTTTAAACAGCAAGCAATCTACATAAGACTTTTTATACAGGGCAATGTATCTTTTGCCTCACATAAATTGCTTGCTATCTACACCCAGTAGCCTACAAGGATAAAGGAAAGGTGGATGAATAAACCACCCATAAGTACTCCTCATAGGCTACAAGCTGTCAACCCTCGACACTAAAAGGGCGTAAGCTCATCGTCTTTGGTCTCTCGGTCCATGGCTAACCATTCTAGAACATCTTCTCTCTCTGCTCTAGTTAGGTCACTCCACTGTACAATCTCGTGATTATACTCGCTACCGCCTTCGCCTTCTATGCCACTGTGTCTCATATTTACTGGCATATTGTCTTGGTTAAGGAACTGTGGCTTGAAATGTTCTGCTTTGCATGCCACTGGGTTAGGCCATCTATACTCTGTATTGATACCTAACTTACCTTGTAATTTAGTCCATTTGTTTATAGCTGAAGATGCACTGTCTGCGGTTACCTTGAACGCGTCATGGTATCCGCTGAAGTTATCTCTAGCTGTTATAATATATGCTTGCATATATCTCCTTTCTGTTTGTGTCTTGATAAATATAATCGATAGCTCGCTGTTTAAACAACAAGCTATCTATATACTTACTTGTAATCTTTTCTAAGATTTTCCGGTAACTCTACAACAGTACTGGAACCGCAAGCCATGCATCTAAAGTTGTCACCAACTTTCCTGTAGACTGCGATAGATACTCTTGCAATCAATCCCCAACCTTGGGCAATTGATTTGTCTGATGAACCTGGGCAACTCTCTGCTCCTGTGCATCGTACTGCAACTGTAGTCGAACCCTTACCGATTTTATCTTCTAACATTTTTGAATGTGGAAGATAACCTAAGCTCTCAATGAAGTCTTTGACTAACAATGTGAACCCTGGGCCTGCAACAGTAGCTGTTGGTTTACCTTCGGCACCTAGATAATTCTTGATTATTCTAGCGAACTTAGGGCCATGGCCTGTCTTGGGTGGTAAGACTGCGTGTGTAACTTCGTGTGCTACAACTTGTGCTGTCTCGATACATTCGACTAGGTTACTGGCTCCGAGTGTAGGCTTGATGAAGATTTCTCTATAGTTTCCTGTAGAGTGGCCTTCATAGTGGCATACACCGATAGCATTACCCATCTTGTTACCTGTAGGCATGAACCCCATAGATAATTTAATATTTTCTCTAGGTACTACTGGAACATATTCCTCTTTTATTTTATTGTAAAAGAAGTCGGCTACATCGTTGAGCCATTCCTCGCGTGTGCCTTGATATACTTTGTTACCTGTTGGGTTTTCTGCCAACAATTGTTTTTGTGTATTCATGTGTCTCCTCTATTGTGTCTTACAATAATAGCGGGCATAGGATATATGCCAACTCCTATTGAATAGCTTGATATAGCTATCATAAAACGCACTGTTTAAACAATGCGTTCTAGATAGTTATTCGGCTGTAAGTAATGGGCCACCGATACCTAAACAATAAGGCTCGTTAGATATTAGGCTTTCATTAACTCGCATGATTTCGATTAGTCGGTTAACAGAATGAAAGTTAGCATCTTCCAATGCAATTTGTAAAATGTCTAGAATGTCTGAACCATCCCATTTTGCATTAATACTTATTGCTTTAGCTAATGCTTTTTTCTCTTCTATTGTCATAGTGTCTCCTTTATTTATTGGTATAAATACCATAAAGCCTTGCTGTTTAAACAAGGCTCTAGCTATCTATATTTGATATTCTCTTTTGGCATCTAACATATGTTGCGTAACTTTGGTTACATATCTTGTATAAACTCGGCTAGCGTCTCGTCCACTCCATGGGCCTTCTAGTATTGTTACATTGATAGTTTTTGCATTAACTTTCGTAACTCTACAATTATAAGAACCATCTTTGAATTTAACTCTAACAAGGTCTAATTCATTGAATGTTTTAACATCTTCTCTAGCGTTTCTATCCCATTGTAATTTCATCGCATCCCAAACAATTTTTAAGTCGTCATTGTCTGTAATTCTGCGAATATCGTCAATTAATCCAGTTAAATCGTCGCCAGTATTTGCTAAGTTATTCATATATTCTCCTTTATATAGTGCTAATTAATAGCTTGTAACACACAAGGAACGAGGTCTGCAATTAGTTGTTTCGTTCTTATCCAGTTATGAACTGGCTACCTTTCTTATGGGCTACAAGCTACCAACATTGGTAGCTAATAAAGGTTTTAGCTAAGAATGCGGGGTGCTAGTAATTGTATAAGGTCTCCCATTCCCCAATTACTTCCATATTGGGGCTTTTTTCGCTTATGAGGTCGTGTTATGCCTTCGGGCCAATCTCGGTGGTCTGAGCCGGATAAAACTCCTTATCGTTAAGAGTGTCTAGGTGTCTCCGGTGGGCTTGCTTGGTGGTATTTCTCGGCGTTTATGCCTCGGTGAGAATATTTAGTTGCACCTTGCTCGCTGTACTTGTCTCGCTCATTTCCTTAGCTATTTGGGTGAAAGTTAAGGGCCTCTCTACTGCGTTTGTTATTAAGTACAGTAGGGGGATTATCTTTATTTGTCAACAACCATTGAATAGATGAAGAAAAAACATGGGGTGAAATAGCCTATAAACATTGGTGTTTCTACTACATGAAAAAAAACTTTAAATAATCTAAAAAAACTTTGATGATTTGCACCCTAAAATGGCCTAAGACTTTTTCATTAGTGAAATCTTTCACAAGCGGGTTACCTCTATTGATGAAGAAGGGGAAGAAGAAAGAAGTTAGTTGTTAAACATTCGGGGGGTATTTGTTTAAATTTCTCATACACTCTTAGCCAACCTGTATAAACAGCCAGTCATTAGAGATATATTGCACCCATATACACCAACAAAATAAATAAAATTAGTCTTAGAAACTAAAGATAAACAGGGGAGAGGTTCAATGTTGACACCCATTATATTATATGTGTACCCTTCAGAGATATGCTGTTAACTAATATAAAACGCACTACAGATAGTGGTGTTCTTTTACTAGCAAGTTATTACTTATTTAAGATGTTAAGTAGTTCTTACCCTGTGCTACTCCCAACCCAAACCGAATAACTCCATATAGTAGCTATATAACATATGTAGAATAATAGGCTTTTACCCTAGTTACCATGGTCAGACTAATCCACTTACTTGATGTCTTATCTATTAGATTGTTCTAAAAGTCTGCAATCTAATGTGTTTGTGTAATTCAACTATACCATAAAAATTATATAGTAAAATGATATAGGGTATTTTTTTTCGTAGGCCTCCTTACTTAATTAAATGCCCCACTTAAATTACAACTATGCTATCATTATTAATAGATAGGTAACTTAGAAACCTCACTGGTTTTTCATAAGTTCCTCCTTTCTATTGTGTATGTTAAGTTTAGGTCCTACTGGCAACAGCAGGGCCTTTACTTTATGGTATAGTTTCTTAATGGATTATGTAAGTGTCGAGGATTGTGATATTTGTTTGCATCCTTATTGGGCTGACCAGTTAATGGATGGTGTCTGCGAGAACTGCCAACAGTTTACATAAAAAATTTTTTTCACCCTACTTAAATTACTAGCAGTAGTAGATTAGGTATACCTGGAAAATCCAGGTGGAGCTATGAGGATAGCTTCTATTTATAATAAGAAAGAAAAACTTTTCATCTAGTAAACAGTATGTGGTGTACAGTGTAATGGAGAAATGTTTTTGTGAATTGTTATATTTTTCATAACAGTAATGGACGACTGTACGATGACAGAGCCTCGCTTCGGCGGGGTTTTGTGTTATGATAATAGAAAGAATTGAAAGGAATATTATGCCAAAAGGAATTGGATACCCAAAAGGGATGCCTAAAAAGAAAAAAGCTAAAAAGAAAAAAAAGAAGTAATGGCCGAGTTTCAAGGTAAATCTGTATCTTTAAATAAACCTTCCAGGATTGGTAAAGGTGAACCAGGTCATGGTCGTAAGAAATTTAAAGTGTATGTTAAGGATGGCGACAAAGTTAAGAAAGTAATGTTTGGCGACCCTAACATGGAGATAAGAAAAGATAACCCGGCAGCTAGGAAATCATTTCGTGCTAGACACAAATGTGATACAGCATCGGATAAGACAAGTGCAAGATATTGGTCTTGCAAAATGTGGTAGGAGAGATATGGCCGGTAAAAGAGTAACTTGGAAGTATGGCGACAAAACTTATAGTGGAACTTTAATTAGAGAAACTAAAACACATAAGTACGCCAGGACCAAGAATGGTAAAACTAAGGTTATACGAAAAAAAAAGTAATTGAAAGTAGCATGCCCTAAGTGTGGCTTATACTTAATATACGATATAGACAGGGCTAAAATGACTTGTTTAAACAAAGAGTGTGAAGGATATTCTAAATGACAAATGTTAAATTATGTTTTGCACAATCTTGTCACAATGTATTAAAAGCACCTAAACGAAAGTTTTGTTCGGCTACTTGTTCTAAGGCCTACCATAATAAAAAATTTTACGCACAACAACAAGGTGCTGTCTATGAACCCGAACATGATGGCAAACCTGTAGCGCAACCTAATGTACAAAAAAGAAGAGGTGTCGTTTATGACGCTCTTATAGAAAAAGACTTAGGACCGCTTATTCTTAAAGGTGATTTAAAAAAACAGGATGCTGCTCAAATCCTAGACTGTACAAAAGCCGCTTTATCTTATGCATATGCTGCATGGTTAGAAGACATGGAGACAAAAGAAAAAGCAGAGAACTGGACTTTACCTGCTAAAGCAGAGAAGTCATTAGCTGACTTTAAAATTTTTAGAGATAGGTATTTTCAGACAGAGACTGGTGAACCCTACCAAACTCCGGAGTTTCACATTAGATGGATTAAATCTATTCTTGAAGCTATCGAACATGGAAATCAGCAGATGATACTATCTCCTCCTCGACATGGCAAGACTGACCTACTAATTCATTTTGCAGTATGGCTTATAATCAAGAACCCTAATGTTAGAATATTGTGGGTAGGTGGTAATGAAGAGATATCTAAGAATGCTGTCGCTTCAGTAATAGACCAGTTAGAGAACAATGAAAAACTTATCGAAGAACTCTGCCCACCTGGAAAAAGTTTTAAACCAACTAGCAGAGCAGGAAAAGCGTGGTCACAAAGTGGGTTTACTGTTGGTACTCGTACTGTTACCGGGATTAAGTCTCCTACCATGGTTGGTATCGGTCGGGGTGGAAAAATTCTTTCACGAGATTGTGATATTATCATAGGCGATGACTTAGAGGACCACTCTTCTACAATGCAACCTGCATCAAGAGAGAACACAAGAACCTGGTGGACAACAACATTATCTTCTCGAAAAGAGGAACACACAGCTTTAATTGTTATTGGCTCCAGGCAACACTATGACGATTTATATTCTCACCTACTAGACAACGAAAGTTGGAATACAATAGTAGAAGAGGCACACGATACAGGATGTACTTTACCCGACTGGAATGATGAAGCTCACCAGGACTGTATGTTGTGGGCAAACAAAAGAACTTACAAGTGGTTAATGGGTAGAAAGTCTGCTGCAGAAACTACTGGTGGTAGAGCAATTTACGAAATGGTTTATCTTAATGTTGCTATGCCTGATGGTATGGCCTTATTCGACAGCGTAGAAATAGAAGCATGTCGAGACCAAAGTAGAGAAATTGGGCAGGTACCTGCAGGAGTTAGGTTAATTGCAGGACTTGACCCGGCATCAGTTGGATACCAAGCTGCATTTTTATGGGGTTATGACCAGGCATCTAACAAATTGTATATGATTGATATGGAAAACTCACTTGGAGGTGGTATTCCACAAGCACTTAAAATAATTAAAGAATGGTTTGTGAAATACAATCTTGCTCATTGGGTTATTGAAGAGAATGGTTTTCAGCGTGCTATTAGACAAGACCAATCTATTAGAGACTTTGCAGGTAAGCATGGTATCTTCTTAGAAGGAACGCAGACTTATTCTAATAAACACGACCCAATATTTGGTGTTACAGCAATGAGGCCATTGTTTGAACAAAAATTAATTTCTTTGCCATACCTTGGCTTTGAAGCCCAAGAAAAGGTAAACTTATATAAAAGTCAGTTAGTGTATTTCAGTTCTGCTCAAAACAAGAGTAGGTCAGTAGGACAAAAGTCTGACTTAGTAATGGCTAGTTGGTTCCCAATGAAAACTATTCGTAGACTTCAGAAGGAAAGACTTGCTACAATGGGACTTGAATATGAGCCATCTTTTGGTGGGTATGAAGGTAGTAACATGGATTTGGATAATTGGAGATAATGAAAACAGCAGACGAAATATATAACAGAGTGTATGAACTTAGAGCGCAACATGCAGATGTGATTTCAGAGAAAGATAAAATACGAGCCATTATGAATGGTGGTGCTGATGGTATTAAGGCTTTACTCGGTAAACAAATGCGTGATATGGATTATAACCAAATACCCGCACCTAACCTTTTGCATTCAGCTATGGAGAGATTTGCACAAAAACTCGGTAGAGCGCCTGATTTAAGAATTGACATCTTTAATGATAAAGACAGTGAACGAGCTACAAAACGAGCAGAAAAAATAGAACGAATAGTACATGCTTATGATGAACAACAAAAATTAGAATTACAATTACCACAAGTTGGTAGATGGCTACCTGGTTATGGTTTTGCTGTATGGGTGTTAAAAGAAAAGAAAGATGCTAATGGTATTCCTTATCCATATGCAGAGACTAAAGACCCTTATCTTTGTTACCCTGGATATTTTGGTGAAGGCCAACAACCTAGTGAACTTGCTATTGTACAAAGAGTTCCACATGAGACATTAGCTAAACTGTACCCAAATCACAAAAATGTTATCTTAGATGAAATTGATGCTGAATATAATACAATGGCCTACATGTCAAGTTACGATAAAACCTGGGCTAATCAAAGTGGTACAGGTAAAGTTGTAGCAGAATATTATGATGATGAAGGTACATATATTTTCTTACCGGAAAACAAAGTTATATTAGATTTTATTCCTAACCCGCTAAAATCCGGACCAAGATTTGTAGTAGCTAAGAGATTTGCTTTTGACCAAATGCAAGGTCAATTCCATCATGTTATAGGCTTGATGGCTAATATGGCGAAGATAAATGTTCTATCTGTCATTGCAATGGAAGATGCTGTGTTTACAGAAACCAACATCATTGGCGAGATAGAAAGTGGACAGTATAAGAAAGGACGATTGTCAGTTAACTACTTGACACCTGGAAGCCAGGTATCTAAACCAACAAACAATCTACCCTATCAGCTGTTCCAACAGATAGATAGACTAGAAAGACATCTTCGTTTAGGTTCTGCATACCCTGTATCAGATGATGGACAATCGCCTAACGCTTTTGTTACTGGTAGAGGATTAGAAGAACTAGGACAATCTGCATCATTGCATGTGAGAGAATATCAAATAATTCTTAAAGATGCTTTAGAACAGATTGATACTAAAAGATTAGAGTGGGATGAGACCATGTATCCAAACATGCGTAAACCTATTGCAGGTTTTAGAGATGGTACAGCTTTTAAAGAAACCTATGTTCCTAGTAAAGATATTGCAGAGATGTATAAGACAAGAAGAATTTATGGTGTTATGGCCGGGTTCGATGAACCACAAAAGATTATTACAGGCCTACAGCTAAAACAACAAGGCATTATTGATAAACAAACTTTACAAGAAAACATGGATGGATTAGATAACATATCACAAATCAATTCAAGAATTAATGCAGAAAGAGCAGAGAATGTTTTGTTTGAAAGTCTTATGGCCCAAGCTGCACAAGGTAATCCTAAAGCAACTATGGCTGCAATAGAGATTAAGAAAAATCCGCAAAACATGAATTCAATTCTAGAAAAGTTCTATACTCCTGAAGGTGACGACATGACACCGGAAGAGGCAGCTCTAGCCCAAGCAGGTCAGCAACAAGCAGGACCGCAAGCAGGACCTCCACCGGGATTACAACAAGTGTTAGCACAAGTTGCAGCACAACAAGGAGGTGGA